TTATTAATCTACCAGGAATAGCGTTAGTGTCTGTACTCAACATTGCGACAAAGGCAATGGGCAAGAGTGGCAATCCAGGTAAGGGAGATGTAGCATCATTTACTGGAGCTAATTTTGATCCTCTAATTACAGACGCAATGCAAAATGGTATCAAAGGAGAATTTCCTATCGATAGCAAAACAATTATAGAGGCCATGGGTAAGGTTCCAGGAGCTAATGGTGATGCTGAGAAGGGAAAACAAATAATGATGCGTAACGCAGATTCGTTACCAAAAATAATAATGCCAGGTGCTCCGGAAAGAATAAACATGCCGGTAATAGCACCCGCAGAGGTAAACAAAGTAGTAGCAGCTATAAGTCAAGGACTTATTGATTTTACTAAACCGTATGCACCAACGACAAATGTACAACAAAATAAAAATATGAACGAACTTAAGCTAACATCATACGGTGTAAAAGAGCTGTTAAAGGCAGTCTTTAATAGACTTGACTTACTTCCAAAATTAGGATTTGATAAATTTAAACACGTAATTCATCACTTAAAATACGGTGATCAGGAAGAGCAAGAGGAGATACGAAGTAAACTTAGACAATTAGGAGTTAATGTTGTATACGAATCAAAGGAAGTGCAACTAAGAAAGATTGTAAGAGAAGAGGTTGCTAAAATAATTAAAGGCAAAAAACAAACTAAATAAAATGAGCGGTGAGAGTAGAACACAGCAGAAGACTGAGGGTGAACCCAGCAACGTTGAGCCTGATGATTGCAATGTTTTTCAATCCTTTAGGTTTCGACGCACTATTCAAGATGGTAATGGACTGGACCGGTTCCTATTGGATTACGGATGCTATTTTTTATGGCGTATCAGCTTTATTCTTTATCTTGTACTATTTATTAAAGAAACGCTCTAATAGACATGAAGTTAATTAATTTAATTCCTTTAAGAGAGGTAGAAGATCAATCAACACCGGAGTTGATTGCAACACCATATTTCCGTGAATTTCAAACGAAGCATGGATACACTCCTCTGTTTAAGTATATAGGAGTAAAGAACCAACAACACATCTTCCTAGCTGATTTAGAGGATTTGGGTGCAATGAGTCTTATTGTAGCCAAAGCGCAGATCATGGCAAAAATTACTGATAAGGAAGCATCTTTTGGCTTAATATATACACTTACTGGCTTAAATCAGTTAGATGCGTGTATTTGTGTAATGAAGCAAAAAGATACCATTATTGAACTTATTCCTTTTGATGAAAAAGATAAGAAGAATTTTGATGCTCAAGCAACTAAGTTCGCATCTTTAATACAACAAGAATAGTATGAACAAGGATTTAGAAAAATTATTATCGTACCTATTGCATTCAAGAAACCAAGTACATGCGTTTCACTTGCAAACAAAGTCGTTTTCTGAACACACAGCTTTGGGTGTATACTACAATAGTATTGGAGATTTGTTTGATGGTATAGTAGAATCATACCAAGGTAAATACGATATTGTCGCTAACTATGAGAACTTTGGATTAGAGTCTTATAAAAGTGGTGAGGCAACTGTAGCGTACTTAAAAGCATTAGCTAAAAAGGTAGAGGATACCTTTAGCAAGGTAGAAGATACATACATCCAAAACCAGCTAGATGGTGTAACTGAATTAATATACTCAACAATATACAAACTAAGATTCTTAAAATAATGACAAAGAGACCGGTAAAACTTACAAAAGAAAGAGCATTGCGTGAAGCAATCCGTCGACTAGCTGTTAAAGTTCTTCGAGAGGAGGAAGAGAAGGCAGCTGAAGAGACTCCTGAGGAAACTCCAGAAGAAACTCCTACAACAACACCAACACCTGCTCCTGAAAAAGCTCCGGAAGAAAAACCAACTCCTGAAGAAGCTCCAGAGGAAGAAGAAGGATTGGGTGGCGACTTCCAAACCGCTGTTGATATGTTTACTCGCAAGATTAGCTCATCACAAGATACACCATCAGGGGACGACTTGGTAGATATGCTATCTCAAGTGGCTGAGAAGTTTACAACAACAAGTGAGGAAAGATTAAACTTATTAAAAGGAATCCGAAATAATATAGTACACTAATGAATACTACTCGCATCGAAAAGAGACTTAAAGAAGATACTGCATACCAAGAGTTCTTCCAAAAAGCTATGAAGAAGTTTGACATTTCATCTCCAACAGATCTTAAAGATCCAGAGAAGAAAAAGAATTTCTTTAACTACGTTGATAGTAATTACTCAGCTAAAAACGAAATACAAGGCGTTAGTGGACAATACACAGCTGCTATACAGCAGATGAAATCAGTAATGCAAACCTTTTTACAAAAGCTAGCACTTGCTCCTAGAGATATACAGAGAGATTTTGCTCAACTATATAAATCAGTTACAAAGCAGAGTATGCAGCAGCTAAACAAGTTTGAGATTGAAAAAATAATGGATGTTCTTAAGCCATTATTGGAGAAATCGGGATTCAAATTAAAAGTTAATGATAAAGAGCTTGCAATGGCGTTTACAGCAGCTCTCAGTCAAACTAAAAGCATAAACACTAAAGTACCAGCATCTGTCTTAGCGGAAGAGTACTTTCCAACTGATAGCAACGATGAGCCAAGTTTGAGAGCTGCTAAAAAAGCATTAGCTAATTTTTTTAGTAATATAATGCTAAATACAAATAGCCCAATCATACGAGGAAAGTTAGATACAAAGCAATTGGACATCTTATATGATCTTATTGATGACTATGCAATGGAGTACGCTCGAGACTATGCAGACAACCTCGATATGGAGCGAAATACATTCTAAGATGAAATTAGAAGTTACAAAAACAAACCTAATATTAGCTGCAGTAATTCTGTTACTGCTTGGTTACATTATAATCATAAGTAGAACAAACACTACTACAAATGATTTAGAATACAAAACCGAGATTGATAGCTTGAATAGAGCAATATCAACTTATCAGCAGCACCAGGTTGTTTTGGATCAAAAGATTTCAAATAAAGAATTAGTTATCAAAAAGCTAGATCAAGAAATAGATTCAACAAAACAAGTAATAATTCAAGAAAGAAAATACTATGGTGACAAAATTAAGAATGCTGGCCGTTATACTCCTACTGAGCTTAACAGCTTTTTCTCAGAACGCTACAACTAAAGAGCAGCTAGTCTGCATCCCACAATCTACAGCACAAAAGATTGCAGTCGATCTAATAAGATTAGACTCAGTTACCGTTGAGTTAAAAAACACACAAGTTGTTTTACAAAAGACTGAGCAAAAATTAGTTGAGCAGGATAGTCTTATTTTGATATATAAAGAAAAGCTTTCAACCTACCAACAAGAAATAGCTACACAAAATATTAGATTTAATACATGCTCCGAAAGAGTTACTAAGCTAGAAAAGGATGTAGTTAAATTGACTGACAAGAATAAGAGATTAAAGGGTTGGTTGAAAGGAATTGGTGGAGGTTTTATTACTAGTGTAGGATTGCTAATTGCCATGATTACAATAAAGTAATATGTCAGAACAACAAAAAAGTCTTAAAGAGATCATAAAAGATGAGTACGTTAAATGTGCTCGTTCAGCGTCTTACTTCATGAAAAAGTATTGTGTAATTCAGCACCCTACTAGAGGCAAGATTCCATTCCATTTATATCCATATCAGGAAGATGCGCTGCAAGACTTTCAAGACTTTGACAGAACAATTATTCTAAAATCAAGACAGTTAGGTATTTCAACTCTTATAGCAGGATATGCACTTTGGATGATCCTATTCCAAAACGATAAAAACGTACTTGTTGTTGCGATTGACCAAAACACATCTAAAAACCTTGTAACAAAGGTACGAGTAATGTTTGACAACTTACCAAGTTGGATGAAGTTGAAAGCGGTAGAAAGTAATAAATTATCAATGAGGCTTTCAAATGGATCTCAAATCAAAGCCGTATCAAGCACAGGAACATCAGGACGTTCAGAAGCATTATCATTAGTAATTATTGATGAGGCAGCTTTCGTTGATGGAGCGGAAGAGTTATGGGCATCACTACAGCAAACACTATCAACGGGTGGAGAGGGTATATTATTATCAACTCCTAATGGTACTGGTAACTTTTTCCATAAAATGTGGACAAAAGCAGAAGCAGGTGATAATAAGTTTAAGACATTAAGACTCCCATGGTCAGTACATCCTGAAAGAGATCAAGTTTGGAGAAATAGACAAGAGGATGAGCTAGGAGCTCGATTAGCAGCTCAAGAGTGTGATTGTGACTTTAGTACATCTGGTAATACAGTTGTAGCACCAGAGCTTATAACATACTATATGCAGACGTTTGCTCAAGATCCAATTGAGAAGAGAGGATTTGATGGAAACTTGTGGATATGGGAACAACCAGACTACACTAGAAGCTACCTAATAGCAGCCGATGTTGCCCGCGGAGATGGAAGCGATTATTCAGGTTTCCATGTAATTGATGTAGAGAGTGCATCACAAGTCGCAGAGTACAAGGGTCAACTATCCACTAAGGATTTTGGCAACTTATTAGTAGCCGTTGGTACAGAATATAATGATGCACTACTTGTAGTAGAGAATGCAAATGTAGGATGGGCAACACTACAGCAAATAATAGAACGTGGTTATAAAAACCTATACTACACACCTAAGGACAGTGGACTAGACTCAGATAAGTTTTTATCAAAAGGATATGATTTAACTGACAAGACCGACATGGTAGCTGGGTTTACAAACTCACATAAAGTAAGACCTCTTACAATCAGTAAGATGGAGTTGTATATACGAGAAAAAAGTTGTATAATAAGGAGTAAGCGATTGCTAGACGAGTTGTTTGTTTTTATTTATAGAAATGGAAGACCAGAGGCTGCATCAGGTTACCACGATGATTTAGTAATGTGTTTTTGTCAAGGATTGTGGGTAAGAGATACTGCATTGAGATTGAGACAAGCGGGAATAGATCTTAGCAGAACAGCCGTTAGTCATATCAAATCTACAGTATCAATATACAAACCAACAAATACCAAGAGCGGTTGGAGTATGAAAACACCGGATGGTAGAGATGAAGACCTTAACTGGTTAATGTGACTATTTATATAAAACTATAATTAATGGCTGAAGACCAACAACCAAGATCAATTTTTGCATCCCTAAGAAAACTTTTTAGTACAGACGTTATTATACGTAATGTAGGAGGCAATCAGTTGAAAGTGATTGATACTGAGAAAATTCAGTCTGACGGTAATATTAAGACCAACAGACGAGTTGATAGGTATTCAAGATTGTTCTCAACAATGCCAGGCGGAATGTCTATGCATGCTGGGCAATTGCAGTTATACACTCGATTAGAGTTATTCCGTGATTACGAAGCAATGGACACTGATAGTATTATATGTTCAGCTTTAGACATATATGCAGACGAGTGTACTGCTAAGAATGAGTTTGGAGATGTATTAACGATTAAGTCTCCTAACGAAAAAGTACAAAAAGTACTTCACAACCTTTTTTATGATGTATTAAACATTGAGTTCAATCTATGGCCATGGATCAGAAACACCGTCAAATATGGTGACTTCTTCCTAAAGCTAGATATTGCAGAGAATTATGGTGTGATCAATGCGGAACCTATATCAGCTTACGAGATGATCCGTGAGGAGGGAATGGACCCAAACAAACCAAATGAGATTAGATTCAAAAGAGACTTTACAGCACTTTCATCAGCTTATTCTGTTTCATCTAATAAAGATGCAGAAGAGTTTGATAACTATGAAATAGCTCACTTCAGATTACTTACAGATACAAACTTCCTACCTTACGGTCGTTCACTAATTGAACCAGCTAGAAAAGTGTGGAAACAGATTACTCTTATGGAAGATGCGATGTTAATCCACCGTATCATGAGAGCTCCAGACAAGCGTGTATTCAAGATTGACATTGGTAATATTCCACCAAACGAAGTAGAAGCGTTCATGGAAGGTATGGTCAATAAGATGAAAAAAGTACCATACATTGATCAAGATACTGGAGAATACAACTTAAAGTATAACATGCAAAACTTACTAGAAGATTTTTACCTTCCAGTACGTGGTGCAGAAAGTGGAACTTCAATAGAATCTTTAGCAGGTGTTCAGTACGACTCTATTGCAGATATTGACTATCTAAAAAATAGAATGTTAGGATCTTTAAAAATTCCTAAAGCTTATCTAGGATACGAAGAGGATACAACTGGTAAAGCTACATTAGCTTCTCAAGACTTTAGATTTGCAAGAACTATTGAAAGAATACAAAAGATAGTAGCTTCTGAGCTTAATAAAATAGCAATAGTACATTTATATGCACAAGGGTTTACGGACGCTGAGTTAGTAGACTTTTCATTAGAATTAACAGCACCATCTTCTGTATACGAAAAAGAGAAAGTGGAATTGTGGACATCCAAAGTAACGCTTGCTGGTGATATGATAGAGAAGAAACTATTCAGTCGCTATTGGGTATATGAAAACCTATTTAATTTAAGTGAGGCTCAGTTCTTACACGAACAAGATAGAATTATTGAGGATACAAAAGCACAGTTTAGAATTGAGCAGATTAAGACAGAAGGGAATGATCCAGTAAAAACTAAACAGTCATTTGGAACACCTCACGACTTAGCAACTTTATATAAAGGTAATGGTGGAGTTCCGAAAGGATATGATGCTGATAAAAAGGTGCCTGAAGGAGGTTGGCCAGGAGCAGGACGTCCTGAAGAACCGGGATCTTACAGAACACATGAGCATCCACTTGGATGGGATCCGTTAGGAAACAAAACAATAATGAATGTGTCAGAAACAAGATCTAGTAGAAGACAGTCGATTGAAGCATATAGATCAGTACTAAATTCCATGCCAAGCAAGAAACAAGCATTAACTGAGACCTTTGATGAGAAAATCGAGCAAGATAACTCAA